GTCACGATGCGCGTGACGATGCGACCGCATCATAACGTTGCAATGCCACGTAACGGTGCTTGTGACAAGAGCACGGACGGACGGACGGACGGACTGACAACAGAAGCATCGTCACGCAGGATAAAAAACTCCAGCTACGTTACGCGCGGGCGCGCATACCGGATTTCAGCGATTCGTTACGCGCTTCCCGCCGCCGCGGCCTTGCTCGCCGTAGCCTGCGGCACACCGTCCGGGTCCGGGCCCTCCGCGCCCGTCACCCCCACCGTGGCACCATCCACGGCCAGCGCCGCCCCGCCGGCGCTCAACCAGGTGCGCGACCCTGGGCAGGTCACCGGCACCCTCACCGGCCCCTGCCACACATCCGACTCGGGGCAGCTACCGGATCCACGTTGTACGCCAGGGGCCTACGACCCGGCCGTCACCGCCGCCGTCCTCTGCGCCCCCGGGTATACCACCCGCGCCTACCGGGCCCCCGAAGCGCAAACGTCCGCGTTCAAGTGGAACGTCGCCGAGCCCGCGTACGGGCAGGTGAACGTGTCCGGGGAGCTTGACCACCTGGTGTCGCTGGAGCTGGGCGGCGCCAACGACGCTAGCAATCTCTGGGTAGAGCCGGGGCCGATACCTAACGCGAAGGACGCCGTTGAGAACCAGCTGCACGCGTGGGTGTGCCAGGCTGCCGGGGCGCAGGCGGAGCAGCGGCTGCACGACGCCCAGGTAGCCATCGCTAGCAACTGGACCACCGCTCTCGCCACGCTGCATGTCGGCGCCGGCCCCGCGCTGTCCGGCTCAGGAGGCTGACCATGACCGACTATGTGATCGCCGGTAAGTGCGAACGCTGCTGGGCTGAGAATGCCGGTGATGGCTGCGACTGGGCCATGTGCGGATGCTCTTGCCACGATGACGACGACCTTGACTGGCACGACCTTGCCGAGATGCCGTGACGGCTGCCGTGCCGTTCACCGCCGAGCTGGCCGCGCTATGGAGGCGGTGGCTGCGGCTCCTCTCGAAATGCGACATTCATGATCGGCCGTCCGAGGCGAAGATCGCGCGGCTGGAAGTAGAAACGGGGATTGACCCGCTGGCCGAGGAGCGGCGATGGCCACAGCGGCAGTACGCCGCCGATGGGCGCCCGCTACCGCTGATCATCCCGCGCATGGATAATCCCGACCTGATCGACTGTGGTAGCGCTCGCTGTCGTAAGCGCCGGGGCCAGCCATGACGCCAGTGCCATCCTTCACCGCTGAGCTGGCCGCGCTGATCCCGTGCCCGCCCGCCGCGATCGAACGGGACACCTCATGACCGCCCTTCCCGAAGCGTGCACCGCCATCGCCGCCTGGCTGCCCCAGGCCGCCGAACTCACCCCCGAACCCGACGTCGACGGCATCAGCGGCGACGGGCAGCCCGGGTCACGGCCGCCGTGGAACGCCGCCGCCGCCAACGCCCACCTGGACGCCCATGAGGGCCTGCGCCGCCTCGAAACCGCCATGCGCCGCGCCGTCACCGGCAACCCGGGCACCAGGCGCGGCGGTTCCGACGCGAACACCGCCGAAGCGATCAAGGCGATCGAGCACCTGGGCGCGGGCATGACCGCCGCCGCCGCCGCGGAGGCCGCGCGGATCCTGGACCGGTGGTCGCTGGCCGTCCAGCAGCTCGCCGCCATCGACGAGGCGGAACGGTGGCTGAAAGTGTCCGGGGTGGCGTGCCCGTACTGCGGGTACCCGATGCTGCGCATGTCCCCCAGGTCGGGGCGGGTGACGTGCATGCATTTCGGCGCGTGTTTCGACGGGGACGGGAATCACCCGCAGGGGCTGGTGGACCGGTCGGTGGGCGGTGACCCGATGGTGTCGTGGGCGGACGGCCTGTGCCAGTACGCCGCCATGGACCCGTAATGCGCCAGCCACACGCGCCACTGCGGCACCATGGGCATCATGCGCCCGGCGGTCCCCCTCACCCTCGCCGAAGCGTGCACCCTTCTCGAGCCGCCCATCACCGAAGCGCAACTCCGCGACATCGTCACCGCGCTGCGGTGGAAACCCGTCGGCTGGCGCCCCACCGGCCGCCCCGGCCACCCGTGGCCCGTGTACGAAGCAGCCGACCTGATGAAACTTCACGCGGCGATTGTTCCCTTCCTCCGGTTAGAGCGCTTACTATGTGCCTAGGTCCGCATGCCCAGATGCTGGTGGTGACCCGGTGAAACCCCGCTGCTACGACTGTCTCAGCGAGGATGTCACCGTCAAGGTCACCGACACGTTTGGCTTTGACCACTGGTTCTGCGCCCGCGACTGGGCCTACGAGCAGGACTTCCATGAGAAGATCACGCAGCTTCTTAGGGATGTCGTTACGCAGCTAGAGGCAGGCGCGTGATGTACCGCAAGCGGCACCGCGGCACTACCGCCCAGCGCGGCTACGGCTCACCACACGTCCGGCTGCAGAAGCAGCGCAAGGCACAGCACCGTCCTGGTGACCCGTGCGCCATCGGCGGCGAACCGCTCTGGGTGCCCGTGGCAATGCTTGACCTGGCGCATGACCATGTCAACGGCGGGTACCTGCCTGGCCTGGCGTGCCGCTACCACAACCGCAGCGAAGGCGCGCAGCGTGGCAATCGCATGCGCAGCATGGCGAGAGGATGGGCCAGCGCGCGGCGCTGGTGACGGTGCGGCATGACGATGGCCGCATGGTAGATGGTGACGCTGCGTGATGGCTGGTAATCCGGCCTTCCGGCCCTCCACCACGGTCAAACCGGACATTTCTAGTTTCCGCAGGTCAACGGGTCGCGAATCCGCCAGGAGGGCCCTGCCGTGACCCCGCAGCCAAACTTTTGTTTGCACCTTCAACCATTGACCACGGAGGGTGACCATCCGCGAGTATGGGCCGGTTGAACGGGCGGTCAGGGCCGAGCTGCGCGGGATGCAAGTTTCGGTGCGTGATACTGCCGACGCGGCCCTGGTTGTGTCCCTGGGCGCGCAGATCGACCGGGCGCGGGGCGCGGTGGCGGCGGCGCAGGCGGCGAAGCAGGTTCACGACATCATGGCCGCGTTGCGGGCCCGGGCGGCTGAGCTGAGGCCGGCGAGGAGCCAGGTTGACGAACTCCGGGCCAAGCGGGGCGCGCGGGCCGCTGAGGGGTGACCAGAAGCCCCGGTTGTGGTCGGTGCCGCCGTACACCTCGTCTGAGGGTGACCTGGTGGTGCAGCTGGCGTCGGCGGCGGGGCTGGTGCTGGACCCGTGGCAGGCGTACGTGCTGCGGGAGTCGCTGGGCCGCCGGGACGGCAAATGGGCGGCGTTCGAGACGTGCCTGATCTGTGCACGCCAGAACGGAAAAGGGGCCGTCCTGGAGGCCCTGGAGCTGGCCGGCCTGTTCCTGTTCGACCATGTGCGGCTGATCCTGCATTCGGCGCATGAGTTCAAGACGTGCAGCGAGCACTTCCGCCGGATGCTGGCGCTGATCCAGTCGTCGCCGGATTTCGACCGCGAGGTGTCCCGGGTGCGGACGCAGACCGGCGCGGAGGCGATCGAGCTGAAGGACGGCACCCGGCTGCGGTTCGTGGCCAGGTCGTCCGGATCCGGCCGCGGCTTCTCCGGGGACCTGATCGTGATGGACGAGGCGCAGAAGCTGACGGATGAGCCGATGGCGGCCCTCCTGCCGACCCTGTCGGCGCGGCGTGACCCGCAGGTGTGGTATGCGGCGTCGGCGGGCACGGAGGCGAGCACGCAGCTGGGGAGGGTGCGGGACCGTGGCCTGCGGGGCGGTGACCCGTCGCTGGCGTTTTTCGAGTGGTCGGCGGAGGACGGCGACGACCCTGCGGATCTGGTGACGTGGGCGAAGGCGAACCCGGCGCTGGGGATCAGGATCACCCCGGAGTACATCGCCCAGGAGCGGTCGGCGCTGTCGGAGGCGGCGTTCGCGGCGGAGCGGCTGACGATCGGCCGGTACCCGCTGGGCGCGGCGGACGCGTGGGCGGTGGTGCCGAAAGCGGCGTGGCTGTCCCTGCTGGACGCGCGGTCAGAGCCTTTGGCGCCGGTGGCGTTCGCGGCGGCGGTGTCGGACCACCGGGGGCATGCGGCGGTCGGCGTGTGCGGGCGCCGCCAGGACGGTTGCCTGCACGTGGAGGTCGCCGATTACCGGGAGGGCACGGCGTGGGTGGTGCCGCGCCTGCTGGAGTTGTACCAGAAGCATTCCCCCTGCGCGGTGGTGGTCGATGAGGCCGGCCATGAGGGCTCGTTCGTGACCGAGCTCGAGCAAAACGGGGTGGGCGTGCTGTCGCCGGCGCCGCGTGAGGTGGCGCAAGCGTTCGGCCAGTTCTACGACGCCGCCGTGGACTCCGCGTCGCTGCGGCACCGGGGCGATCAGCCGCTGTCGGCGGCTTTGGGCGCGGCGGGGACGCGGGACGTGTCGGAGGGCCGGACGTGGGCGCGGAAAGGCTCGGCGGCGGACATCAGCCCGCTGGTGGCGGTGACGCTGGCGTTGTGGGGGTTCGGTGAGCGCGGCCCGTCAGGTGACGTGGGCGTCTGGGTGATCTAGGAGGCGGCATGCGCACGTCAGCGGTCGCCTGTGTCCTGGGTGCCCTCATCGCCCTGCTGGGCGGGTGGCTGGTGGCCCGGTGGTGCCTGGGCTTGGTCCTGATCGCCGAGGGCGCCCTGGCAGTTGCCTGGGGCGTGCTGCGCGACGATGGCACCGGCCACGCGTCGCTGCCGCGGCCGGGGCAGGGCGCGACGCTGGCTGAGGTGCTGGAGAGGGCCCGGGCGTCGTGAGCACGCTTCCGGAGGTTTCCGAGATCCGCCGCTGGAGCATTCAGCCCGGCGACCGGCTCATCGTCCGTTGCGAGGGGCACGTAACCCCAGCGCAGGCCGAAACCCTCCGCGTGCGGATGCGCGTGTTTCTTCAGTTGCCTGACGACTTTCCTCTGGTGATCGTTGATGGCGGCGTGACCGTGGAAGTGGCGTCTGGGCCGTGAGCCAGCGCGTGG